GCCATTTGATATAAAGGCATTTCTACCTTTTGGGTCATTGCCCATAAATCAATTGGTCCCATATCCATAGGCTCAGCGTTACCAAGCATTTGGGTTAGGTGATAAGAATCAACATGAGAACTAGCATTGTAGCTTGTATCACGTAGGAAAATCCCATTATTTAAAACTGGAGTTGCCATAATTTTTGATTGTTTTTAATTGTTAATAATTGTTTTCACTCTATTTAATTTACTAATTAAATTTCTTTTTACATTCTTTTAAAAATGTTATTTGCTCTTTGTAATTTTTTTCTTCCTGTTGTTCTATTACTGCTTGGTTCTTCATCTTTTACTCCTAAAGAAGTAGATCCACCAGCATTAGACTGCTCAGTTTTTAATTTTCTTACTGTTGCTTCAACGCTTTTTTGTGCGCCCTTCTGCATAATTTTACTTTTGTAACCTTCTGGATCTTGTAACAACCATAAGGCTTCAGAAATTAAACTATAGTTAGGTTCAACAAACTGATATTTTTCTAATAAGTGTCCTAATAAATTAGTATTCTTACCACTTACAGATGGGTAGCTTGGAGATACTAAGCCATTATATAACATAGCTTGTGTTTTTTTATCAACTTTAATCTCATTTATTTTGCCATCTTTTAATGTGTTATACACATTTTTCATATATTCTTGTGATGCATGTTCTTGTTGCTTTCTTTTCAAATCTTGTTGTTCAAGTTTTTGAGCAACAACTTTTTCTTGCATCTTATCTAATTTTGGTTTAAACTTTGAAGCTTGCTGTTGCAATTTACCTAAGTCTTTCCAAATTTCTATTTCTTCTTGGATCTCTTCTTGAGTACCATAACCTGTTGCACCTAAGTACTCAGATATAATTCTTTCTTGATCCTTCTCAACTTCTACATTTAAAGCTCTATGTTCTTCAACACTACCTAAAGTATTAAATAAACCTTTTAAATCTTTTCCTCCATCAGCAACATATCTTGCAGCTACTTGAAGTTCTTTAGGTAAACTCTCAAAAAATTGTTTAGGAGTTTCTCTTCTTACTTGATTAGCTTTCTCATCTAAATTAGCTTGAATTAATTCCTCCCAATCTTTAGCAGAATATTCTGACAAATCTTTATCATCATCAAAAGGAACAATTTTATCATCACTGATTAACTTAGAAAATACATCAGCTATTCCATTAATAGGTTTTCTACCTCTTTTAGCTTTGATTTCATCTTCCTCAGTTTCATCATCTAATGTATCTAATATACTTTCCCCTTCTTCAGAATCTGTATTTATAGACTGGTCATTTTTTTCATTTGTTTCAGATTCTTCTTCTACAATTGCTTCAGGCTCTTTAGTAACATCATCTACCTTTGCATTTAAATCATCCTTGTTATCTTTATCAGGATCTGCAAAAGAAAAATCTGATTTAGTTTTTCTTGAAAAAATGTTTTTTTGTGCAGGAGTTAAATTATTCTCCTCTGGTAAAGTTATAGCGCCACCTCCTGGTGCACCATCAAAAATTTCATCTAAATTAATATCTAAAGTTTCTACTTTACTATTCATAGTATCTACGTTTGTACTCATAATTATGTTGGTTTTAATAATTAATACTTTCTATATGTATAATATAATAAATGTTTTATTAATTAAACTTATAATATTTGAAAAGTTTAAAAGTTTTTGGCAGTATATAGCTAACGCCTATTTTTTATCTTTTGTATTTTTAACATCATACTTGTTTTTGTTTTCTCTTGCAATTTCAAGTTTAGTGTTTGCTATATCTCTTTGAGCATTTATTTTCTCTCTTTCAACATCTAATCTACTGCTTTCCATATTCTGTTTAGCAGAGACTTCTTCACGTTTAAGATTCATTTGTTCTCTATATTGTGTAGTCTCACGTATTTCTTTCATAGCATCTTGAAAATCAGACTCTTTATTTTGATTTATGTCTGCACCAGAACCAAAACCTGCTGATTTAATTTCTGCTAATGTAATTTTATTTTGTCTGTCTTTATCATTTTCTTGCATTTCAACTTGCAATTTCATTTGCTCATCTTGAGCTTTAGCTTGTATAGCTTGTTCTTGCATTTGTTGTTGTTGTTGCATTTCTTGTTGACGTTGCTGTTGCATTCTTGTTTCAGAATCTTTAAGTATGTCTGTTACTTCAGCAATAGAATCTGCTTTAACTATATTACCTAATTCATATATACTAGCACCTGTAGTATTATTTGTAAGTGCCATTTGTTTTAGATTTTCTAAAATAGCTCTATGATTAGTTTTAGTTGTTGCAAAAATATTAAAATCTCTAAGTAATAAATCTGTTCCATTAATTGTAAAATTAACTTTTTCAGCTTCAGTAGATATATATGATAATCTTATACTTGGATTATTACTTTGATAATATTGAGCAAGATCAGTTCTCATTTGATGTACTCTAGGCATTAATTGGTCTGAGTGCTGCACAAAGTACATTTCTGTTTGCGCATATGATTGTTGCATAGCTTGTACAACCCCTGTGGCAGTTTGAGCTGATACAGCGCCTCCTAGACGTTGTGGGTTGACTCCTATAGAATCAAAACATTGTTGTTTAAAATAATTAGCTAATTGAATCCTTGACATTAATCTACTAGTTTGCTCCATGTTTAGAGTTTGATAGTGATTAAAATTAGTAGCATTCTCAGTATTAGTAATAGATGTATCTAGAGGTAACATCTGAAAATCTTTCATTGCCACATATGCTTTAGCATAATTATTTTTACCCCAATCTTCTCCCATTGAGTGACGTGGTAATGCATTTTGATCAAACATAATCACTGTACCTAGTTCATCTATTAAGATATCTGCTATTTGATTATTGACCATATTGTAACCTACTTGATATGCTTTCATCAAATCTACTAGTGAAGTTGATCTAGTATTTCTATCAGAAAAGACTCTTCCTTCTACAGGAAGTTTACATCCATAAAGTGTGTTATTTCCCTTAAATTGAAAAGGTAATCTACCAGGCTTAGTTCTGTTTATACCTATGTATATCGGATTTATATTGTCTCCCATTGTGGATCTCCACATCGCTGGTAAGTTTGGACCTATTTTAACTCCACCCCAAACCTCATTAATCCATATCCATTCTATATGTTCACCCTGTATTAAATTTTCTTTTGTTTTATTTCTAAATAGTGAAGTATCATACATTCCTTTTTCAGTCACCCTAAAAGTTTCATCTACAACTTCTTGTGTTATCTCACCATCCATTTCTATTTTAGTTAAATGACCCAATTTGCGTTGAGTCTTCCAATAAATAGTAGATATTCTCATTAAGTTACCTTCCTCTAATGGACCAGTATCTTCACTCTGATCTAATATCTCACTGAGTATATCTCCACCAGCTGCAGGGTCATTCCAGTAATTACTTGTATACTGTCTGTATGCTAAACCAGGCATTTGTGTATTCCATTCATGTGATCTAGTTGCATCATAATATGAACCATCATTTTGATAACCGTTCACTTGATATTGTGCAGATCTTGCAGGATATATTTTTTGTAAGGATTTAAGTTGCTTTTCATCCATTAAATATCCGTATTTATCTACTACATCAGAAACAGTCATTAAGTCTATTTTACCTGCATAATTAGAATCAGCAATATATCTTTGATCTGGAGATTTTTGATAAAAAGTTAATACAGGATTCCAAAGTTCAACATCATAGTCATCTTCCAACATTCTAAAATGCCAAAATTCTCTATCTGCAATCAACATATCTCTAAAACCTCGTTCTTCAAGTTCTTGCATATGAAATCTTTCTTCATCTACATTTAATTGATGGGTAGCCCATTCCTCTACCATACTTCTATATGACTTACTAAAAAAGTCTTCTATCTCAGGTAATGATCTTAAATTTTCTGGAGCCAATTGTTTTTGAGCTTCTTCAGATGCAGGATCCATACCCATCTCAATCATTCTCATTACAAGGTTTTTCTCTGCATCAGCAAGTAAAGCTTGTTCAACTTGCATTCTTTTGTTTTCAAGCATCTCATTATAAGATGTATCATCTACTGCACGAAATTGTACTTTTGAATATCTTTTTGCAAACTCACCTGTAAGTACATTTATTACATTAGGTACTATAGGATAAAATTTTAACTCTAACGCAGAATCATTTTCTTTAGTTAAAACATCCATCATTTCTTTATAGTCATTGTCTGGTTCAACAATGTAGTCAGTCTTATCTATAATTCCTTTTGCAAGTTTATAATTTTTTAATAATCTTCTTGCATTGATACGTAAAAATTCTATTCCCTGTAGTTCAAGCCAATCTAAATTCCAAGCTGCCCAATCATCTGTTTTTTTAGAATAAGATAAGAATTGTGTTGGTTGGGTTAAGCTAGAAAATGTTGGTCCACTTTCTGCTTTAGCACCATTCTTTAATTGCATTGCATTTAATACTCTCATTCCTTTTATGTTTATTTAAAATTCTTAAAACCAGATCTTCTGCTGTTTCTATTAGAACTGCCTTTCCCACGTCCAATATTTTTGAACGGACTATACTTTAATTTATACAAATTTTCTGGATTTACCAAAGAATTAGTCTCTGATTCACGCCTTTTAGAATATCCTCTGTTAGATTGTTGTATTTTTACAAAAGCAATTAATGCTCCAAATGCAACAAGTCTATCCACGTTTAGTCCAGGATAGTATGCTAACATTTCTTTTAATAACATAGGATCTGGGATTCTTTCTACTCCTAATGTATGACTCATTACATTTCCTTCATCATCTAAATCTTCATCAATTACTTCTCTTATAAATTCTATTGCGTAAGATATTAAATGACTTTTAAATAATGTACCTGTATTCTTCCATCCGTATTCTTGGTAAACAGTTCTATTTGAACCAAGATCTTTTAAGAATAATATTTGTTGTTTAGGAACTAAATATCTCTGTTTTTTTCTGGCAATCATATGCTGAATAAATAAAGATATATTATTCTCTACTAATGTCCAGGCATTATACCATTCTATTAATAACTCTAACCGTTCATGAGTTTTATTAATGTCATCAAACCTACCGCACCATGCTGCTACTATCTTATCTTTTTCTATAAACTGTTCAGTATCACCTGATTTGGTAGTTCTCGTTACCTCTACTGCATTCTTATATATAAATATACTACACAATGAATCTGATGTAGTTGTTTTACCTTCTGATACTGGATCAATAGATGCATAGTATGCACCGAAATCAGGTTTTTTACTTGCTGGTCTTTCCCATACCACTATTGTACCAGTTTTATCCGTTTGTTTTTTATCTACAGGAAATCTAGTTATAGGTAATTTATTTGTACGCTTAGCAATTATACCTTCTTGTTCTCTGTCTAATTCAATCAGCTCATAAGGGTATTCTTTCTCCTCTACTTTTTTAAGTTGTTTACTTAATACACCTTGAGGAAATACAGAAGCTTTTCTATATGCAAATGCTTCAGCAATGTTTAAAGGTTTCTGTGATATTCTTAATTGAAATTGTTCTCCATTTAATTCATTTTTCCAACGTTCTCTTTCAGTATGAATTGCTTTAACTGCTTCTTCAATTTCTGAATTACCAAAATTATCTATGTATGGTGGCATAGACCATTGCTCAGGTATAAATAAACCTGCTTTACCTATTGTTCCGTCAGCATCTATTAGATTTGTTTCAACAGAAAATATATCATTTGCATCAGGATTCATAATCATTTCCTTTAATGGCTTACATTGATCTAAATCACCAACTGAACCTGCAGCTATAAACATTCCTGTAGTCATCATACCTGATGACATAGCAGGACGTAGGTACTCGTAGGTCTCAGACATCTTAGGTGCAATACCTGCTTCTTCATGAAAAAAATATGTACATGGTCCACCTACTCCAGTAGTTGCATTTTTTTCAAATGAACCACCTTGTATTTTAGATTTTAAACCTCTTGCAGTTTTTCTATTTCCAATTTTTACTTCTATCTGTTGTTGCCAAAGTAAAACTTTCTCAGGATTGCTAGGTCTGTACCAAGCAGTGTGTTCATTTAAAAATATTTTATATTCTTCTAAAAACTTCCAGGATCCTTTATCATTTATAAAATCTTTTAAAGATGCTCCAATTTTTAATGTAGCTCCTTCCTCAAACCAGTATGTGTTAATAAGCTTACCCATGTGAAAGTAAGATGAAGCTATCTGACGTTTTTTAAGTATAGCAGAATGTTGATTATTCAATTCAGCTAACCATTCATAAAGTGCCATGTGATATTGGGCATCTCTTACTTTAGCAAATCCATATTTTTTTTCTTCTTTATCAAATATGGGTAAAAAATTCAACCACATATAATAATCTCTTGTTATATACCATGTCTTATCACCATCTTTATATATAACCCCATTACGGCATTTGTTTTTTTGATCATCCCAGTACGCGGTAAAATCTTTTGATCTAAATGGACTTGGACAATATATTCCTTCTTTGTTAAATATTTTAGCTTGTTCATTAAATTTAAAAGCCATCTCTGTAAACCCGTATTTACCAGGCTCACTAAAGATGGATTCTATAAACTCTCTAAATTCTAAATCAGTCTTAAATTCTGTAGTTGTCCAATTTTCATTATGATATGTAGGTATTATCCTACTCATCATATCTTACTATTGCAAAAACATCTCCTTCTTGAATTAATAAATGTTCTACATCTTGATGCATCATAGGTGTAGGTATAGCATGTTCTGCATATTGCACAACATCTCCTATCTCTATCTCATATACATCTTTACCTTTACCTACTACAGTACCTTTGTATTCTTTTTTTTGTGCAATTTCAGGAATAATAAGTCCTGTTGCTGTTCTTGTTTCTACTCTCCATTTCTTTAATAGTAATTTTCTACCTACCGGTATAACTGTCATGCTCATATCTATTTGATTTAATTATTATAATTGGTCATATGCTAAACCTGCACCACCACGCACAGAGCTTTCTTGTTCTTGTTTCATATCTAAAAATGCACCCTTGTATGATTGTCTAATATTTTCAAACTTAGCAGCTGCATTAATCATAGAGTTCATATTACCATCTCTACCATGTTCTATGGGTGTTACCTCCATATACTTAGCAAGTCTGTCTAACATAGCTTTAATACCTACGTAAGCCCTAAAGGTAGGTGTCTCATACATTTTTTTACACATATCTAATGCATATCTAATTTTTCCATCTTCAGGAGATTCTTCTAATCCTATTTCTTCTATAATAATATCTTCTTTCTCATGTTCTGGTAGATTAAAGAAAGGATTTAAATCTGGGTCAGGACAACTTAAATAAAATATATATTGATATACTTGCATATAACTATCAGGATATTCATCCATGATTTTTTTAAGGAAAGGTAAAGAATAACAATGTTCTGTTAAAACTAATTTACTATTTTGTACATCAAATAACTTTACTATCATCCTTTGTTGTTTTTTAAAAGTTTTTTAAAATCATCATAGTTTATTTGAATAGTCATTTCATCATTTTGACCATCTATAAATACATTAGTGTAATCATCATTAAATTTATCTGTTGCTTCATGAAAATATTGCTTACACCAAATAACTTTGTTTAAGTCTAGCATAATTTTTGTTGTCTCAAATCTAAAATCAGTTGGTACTTTTGATTTCTTTGATTGAATAGCTAATGCTACTATAAATTCTTTATATTTCATTTTTGGTTATCTTTTATCCACATTGTTAATGATCTTACTTCATCTTTTAAATATGGTAGTTCATACATCTTTATACTATCTAAAACAGGTTCACCATCAACATGTTCATTGATTGGATATCCATTTTTATCTTCACCTACTTGTTTAAACTTTACATGTTGAATAATAAGCTTGCCTATTTTAAGTTTGGGATTATGCTTTTTAATAATATAAGCATAAATACTTAGTTGTAAGTTATAATGATTCAGATTACAATCATCTAAATGATTTATTGGTCTAAACATTTTATTTGTTATACCCTCCCAATTAGTAAAACCTTTTTCTTTTATTTCTTTATTAGTTTTGTAATCAGTTATATTTATATATCCATTTACTACTTCAACTATATCTGCTTGCCCACATATTCCAACTGATTTTAAATATACTAAATGTTCTGGATAAACACCCTCTTTAAGTTTTTGTTCTGGAGAAAGTTTTACATTATCTTTAATTATTGGTTTGATTATAGGAACTTCAGTACCATAACGCCCTATAGTATCTAAATCAAGCATATCTGCTTCTCTTTGATTATGATAAAAATTACCTAACTTAATTGCTCTAGCTGTCTCATTATCCCAAGCTGATATAATCTCTTCAGGAGTCATACCATACCACTTTGATCTTTTATTCTTTGATGATTTTTTTGCTTGACCATCTCTATCAAATTTAGGTTTGAATTTACCTACTAAACTTGTAACACTTACCCAAGATATATTATCCTTATCTGTGCTTTCATAAATGTGACCTTCTTCTTTAAATGCTATTGCCATTGGTTTGAGTTATTAAATTGTTAGTATCTGTAGTAGTCCAAACTAAGTTTGTAATACCAGATAAACTACTATTTTCATCAAGAGTATAATTTTTATTTTTCATTTTTAGATATTTGTTCTATTATTTTATTTTCAGTTTCTTCATCCACATAAGCTTTCCAATATCCTTTAGGACACTCAGAAGATAATGATCTTAACTTAAATTCTAAACTACACCCGCAATCAGAACAACAAGGTTGTGATCCCGGTGCTAAACAATCTTTACCTTTAATATCTAGTAAAGAACATTTTGCACACACTTGGTATCTATTAGTAAACACAGCTTCTACATGCTGCTTTTTAAATACTTTATTAGATATACCTTCAGCAATTTTATCTAGATTTGCCAATGCACCTAAAAGATTTTTAATATTATTAATCATTTTTAAAATTCTTTTTAGCCAATATGTTTTTTTCTATTTGTTCCATTACTTTTTCCATTTGGACTATATTGCGTTTTATGTCTTCACTCTTTGCAAATCCATTATATGTTCTTTTGGCTATATTACCTAATAAACTTTTATTCTTCATTATAGATTTACTAAGCTTAGATTTTCTCAATACAAATGTTCCTAAGCCATCAACTTGAATTCTAGGATATTCTAAATTAGAAAGTTTACTTCTAAGCTTACTATAATAAAAAGATATGAAATCATCTACTACAGATTCATGGACTCCCACTTCTTCAGCAATTCCCTTTTTAAATACTTTATGCTTTTTGGGATTCATTGCCTAATATCTTATAATCTAATAAAACCAATCCTTCATTTTGTATATTCATATTTTTATTTATAGAAATAGTTTTTTTGTTATTGCCTACTTTTACAAGTAAATCTTTTTTAGATGCTTTAGTAATAGCATTTCTTGCTGACTGAGCGCTTTTAAAAATATCTTTGTCTACTAAGCTTAAACAAAATTTAGTTAGTTCTATAGTATCCTCTTTTGCTAACTCTTTCAAAAATTTTAAATCAGAGTTACTAATTATTATGTCTTTAAAAAAACAATAGGACATAATTTGATACATAATACATTTGTCCAAATTTATCTTTAATTTTAAATCTACTTTTTTAACTACTGCCATTTTATAAACTCATTATCATATCTACAAGATCAGGATGAGGATAACAATCCATTTTACCTTTTCTTACATTTGTATGTGTTAATAACCCTTCTACTTTGCCATAAAATGCATCTTCTTGAAATTCAAATCCTTTTGTTGGACCATACTTTTGTATATACTGTTTAAGTCCTATTCTTACATCTACACCATCTCTTTCACCAACCCATTTTATCCACTTCTCTGTTTCCTTAATTTGTTTTTCAGTATAGTTGTGCCAGTATAACTTTCCTTTAAATGCTGTAGGTAATTCACATACTTGATCAATGTGACATTTAGATCCTACGTATGTTTTATGATCATTATCTAAATAACCCATATTACATATTTCAATTCCAACAGATTTACGGTTCATTTTTCCTGATCCTGTTCTACCTAAATGGTAACCTTGATTCCCTTCTGGAAATGCTTGAACCATTATCCCATCATAGTCATCATTATTGTTTCTATGGTTTTGTCCGCCTAATACAAACTCTGTAGCTATACGGCCTCTAGAATCTCTATCCCAATGATCAATACATCTATATGGGTTTGCATTACCTGCTGTATGATGAAGAAAAATATATTTGTTATCAGCAGGTGTGTTTTTGTTATGAATAACATATTGCTCTTTAGCTAAATGATACCTGTGAATTGTTTGATCAAAATTAGTTTTGAAGTATTGACTAGATATATCATTATCCTCATCAATAGCATCCATAATTCTAGTTCCAAATGATAGCATCAATGACCAAGTTTCTGAACCAACTATACCATCTGCTGTTAATCCATTACTTAATTGAAATCTAATTACGTGTTTTTCCGTTAATGGTCCAAAGTGTCCGTCTGGTGTTAATCCTAATTTTTGTTGAACCTTTTGTACATCAGGATTCTTGTCACCTATTTTTAGTAGTCTCATATTATTCCATATTAGCTGCTGCGGTTTCCATAGCTTCTTTAAAAGCTTTAGCATCTTCTGAATTTGGATCTACTGCACCATCTTCTTTTGAAGCAGCATATGCTTGAGCTAAATACATTTGAGCTTGCATTCTTTCTGCTCTTGACTTTTCAATATCAGCTAACAAAGCTTCATACTCTGCTTGAACTGTTAGATGAGGTATGTTGTCATTATAAAATTCAGTAATTTCTTTTCTACGTGCAGTAAGTTGCTCCTTAGAAAGATTTTCTTGGTTGGGATCCTTATTAGGATCTAAGTTTTTTGGATTAGCCATTTTATTTGATTTTAATTAAACTATTTACACAAATATATATAAATAGTTTAAATAAAAAAAGTTTATGACTTATAAATCGTATAGTGAATACTTTAAAGTTATTTCTTCACCCATTTCAATTCTATGTAGTGTTTTTATTTTTTTACAGGTTTTATCTGCATCATCTTCTATTAATTCACAATTGGGACTTTTAGAATGATTTATAAAACCTCCAAGAGGTGTACGTATATATCCATGTTGAAATTCTGGATCATACACATGAGTTATACCCATTTCTATTTCTGCTGGAATATCATCCTTTGCAAAAATACCTGCTCCATGTATACTTGATGGACCTATTGATAAATATTCAGGTAATGGTTTGTATTGTTTGGTTTTTTCCATAATGCTGTTATTAATCATCTATAGTAGGTGCATTTTTAATTTCATATAAAATCCATACCCACACTGCTATAAACATTATTATTGCTACTACCATTTTATTTTCTTGATTTTGCCCCAGAACATTTCCACCGCTTACGTGATAAATTGTTAAGAGTATTAGGATCATTTCTTTTTTTCTTAGATACTCTTTTCTTGATACCTAGACTTCTTGCACAATAAGAATCACCTTTAGAGGTACCAGGTTTTACCCGTGGCCCTCCTCCTTTAGCTTTTCCTGCTTGCCCGTAACTAACTTTCTTACCGCTAGCTGTTACTTTAACTTTTGCTTTTCCTTTTCTAGGTTTTGCCATTATTTTTTTGCTACTAATTTTGCTTTTTTTGATAACTCTTTGAAATGAACTAATGGCTTGCTGGTTTTTGTATGTGTTTTTCCAGTGTGTAATTTACCATTACCCATTTTATGACTACCACCTTTCCATTCTTTTCCGTTTTTTAAATAGTGTTTTACGCCTTTCATTATCTTTTTTTATTTTTATGCAATCCATGTGATGCATGTTGTTTACCTTTTTTAGTTGCTGCTCTTTTCTTTTTATTTGCAGCAGCTAATTTAGCTTTTCCTTTTTTAGTACTTTTTAATTTACTAATTGTTTTAGACGGAGCATAGACTTCACCAGTTTCAGAACTTTTTTTTCCACTTGGTGTTCTCCATTTTTGTTTAGTCCATCTTGATAAACTTTTTTGTTGTTTGGTTTTAGCCATTATTTTACCATTAAATTTATTGAATAAAGAATTAATACAGCCACAAGTAACTTCATCAAAGGATCTTTTTCACCACTAATTACTATTTCCTTAGGCTCATCTTTTTTTTCTACTGAAGATTTGGATGAACCACAAGTAAAGAATAATATACAACATAACGATATAAGAATTATTTTTTTACGCATTATTTTTTTGTTTTATATCCTCCTCCGGCTGCCTTATACCTTTTAGCTAGCATTTGTGCTTTACGAGCAGACCATTGTCCAGCTCCTCCACCTTTACTTCCAGCTTTGATTGAGTTAAATAATCTTTTACGCATTCCCGGTTTCGTATAATTACCACTACTATTTACAGTACTTTTCTTTTTAGCTGCCATCTTCTATTGTTTCTGGATATGTTTCATTCATAATTTTTTTTATCTTAGCACACCTTTCGTAGGCCTCAAGATCTATGTAATGATATATTATATTTTCTAATTGTTCTTGAGTAGGCCCATCATCTGGATCATACGCCATCACAGCCTCATGACCAACATCAAACCTCTTTGCTATCAATTCAGTGAATGTAACTTGACCCGTTAATACTAAATACGAATTGTCAAATGCAGTGTCTAATAATATCTGGTCCAACTGTAATTGTTCCATTTCTGTTAAACCATTTTCCTTTTCAGACTCATTATCCCACTGTGACATATTAATTTTTTAGCTAGTTACAATCCATCTATAAGAACAATATACTAAATTTTAAATTTCCAAAAAAATAAATTAGGGTTAACATGCCCCCGGACTGATTAAAAAAATTTTACCCCCAACCCAAAAGTTGTGTATTTGGCGTGCTTGAGAGGTTCTAGCAATTTGCTCCCCAACTAAATTTCGTGGTTGGGTTACCCCCCGTAATTATCCACATTAATTTAATTTAATACCTAATATTATGGCTTATTTACACAAGATCAACAAGGGTACACGTGCTGACGGCACATCGTACAAAACAATCATTGTCTCTGACAAACCAGCTGGCACTAGTGCTATCAAGCTGGGTACACAGACCGTGAACATCGGTAATGGTGCTAATGCCCGTTATGGCATCTACAGTCCAAAAACTGAAGACGGTTCTCCAATGAATGCGGACAACCCATTCTGGGCTACGTTTGAGACAGAGTTCGCGCCTGGTGATGTGATTGACTCACTGGTTGTTGGTGACACTAACTTCACGTTCAGTGACGGAACTGTGTCTGACAATCTGTACTACTGCAAGGCGTAAGCTTTGTGGTAAAGGCCGTGTGTAACAGCACGGCTTATTTTAAACCAAGGTTTGTGATGTGAAATTCATCAGCAGGCTCCTTGACCTTTCAGCCGTATAGTCGGTAATAGATAGGAACTTGGTTTCATTCTTAATGTGTTCGTGACGCCCATCACGTGTAAAGTTGTTTGAGAGTGCAACACACGTTTTAAATACAGTGGCGGATAACAATCCGTCTCCCCTTTACTGGATTCTATACAATCCGTCAAAAGATTCTATACATTCCTAGCTGTTTGCTCTCTTTCTTCCTTCTCTTTGCTCCCCTTCTATAGTTTGTGGTACAATAAGATAAAAAAAAAGAAATAAGTGCATTAATGTGTGTGTCATTGTGAATAGGACATCACATTACCACATATTACCACCTTTTACCACACAATAACTATTACTGCTACTAATAATATAAATATAGCTAACGCTAATACAAGTGTAGCTATTACACACAACAATACAACAAGAGTAATCTTTGTCTCTTCCTCTATAGGATAATAGACATAGTACCCGCAATATTGCAATCAACCACTAATACAAACCATTATGAAAGAAATCATGGCAGATGCTAGAAAAAGTAATTTATTTAATATGCATCACAGAATAAAACTACAGCTTGATGCTATCTGTCAAGAGGCAGGAGATATGAATCTAGAAGAGTTCATGCAAGTGTATGTATCTCTTAAGCCTAATACTAACCACTAATACCATACAATATGTTTTTTGAAGAAGCACAGTTTATGGCTGAACTGTACAAAATCAGCCCAGAATTAACATGCACTTGTGATGAGGTTCATACTTGTCAGCAGTGTTATGAAGAATTAGAAGCTGAATCAGAACAATCTAAAGCAGATGATTTAGCTAATCCATATGAATAACTAGTCAATAAAAGCAGTAGTGGCTACCTGCAGATAAACAATGGTAAGTTGAAGGTAGAATAGTTAGACTATTCATAAGCCCAAGTGTATGTAAATGCATACAATAAACTCATCATCGTAGCCTTGACTAGTTTTCTATTAAAGTCTAAAAGCAAAGATAACCTCACTTGTAAAACAAGGGTA